TGAACCAACTCGTTTAGCCTCGTTTTATGATTATGAGAGTATGGAATATACTCCTGAGATTTCTGCAGCTTTAGACATATATTCAGAAGAGTCAACAACACCGGATGAAGATGGATACATTTTACAAATTTATTCTGAAAGTAAAAGAATAAAATCAATACTTGGTGACTTATTTAATAATAGATTAGATATCAATACAAACTTACCTATGTGGACACGTAATACGTGTAAGTATGGTGATAATTTTGTATACCTCAAACTAGACCCTGAAAAAGGAATTATGGGTGCACAACAATTACCTAATATTGAAATAACTCGTCAGGAAAGGGGTATGAAAATTAAACCTGAACGAAATACTACTGAAACTGAAAATGATTCATTAAAGTTTTTGTGGCAAAATAAAGACATGGAGTTTAACACATGGGAAATTGCTCACTTTAGACTTTTAGGTGACGACAGAAAATTACCTTACGGTACTTCTATGTTAGAAAAAGGTAGAAGAATATGGAAACAACTTATTCTCTCTGAAGATGCGATGTTAATTTATAGAACATCAAGAGCACCCGAAAGAAGAGTATTCAAAGTTTTTGTTGGTAATATGGACGATCAAGACGTTGAGCCATACGTAAACAGAGTCGCAAATAAGTTTAAAAGAGACCAAGTTGTAGACTCAACAAATGGTAACGTAGACTTGAGATACAATCAAATGGCAGTTGACCAGGATTATTTTATTCCTGTTCGTGACCCTAATGCACCTAATCCAATTGACACCTTACCAGGTGCTCAAAACCTATCAGAGATTGCAGATATTGAGTATATCCAAAAGAAACTTTTGACTTCACTAAGAGTCCCTAAGGCGTTCTTAGGTTTTGAAGAGGTTGTTGGTGATGGTAAAAATTTGTCGTTACAAGATATTAGATTTGCTCGTACAATAAATAGAATTCAAAAATCTATGATACAAGAGTTAAATAAAATTGCTATAATACATTTATTCCTATTAGGTTTTGAGGATGAGTTGAGTAACTTTACTTTAGGTTTAACTAACCCATCAACACAGGCCGACCTACTTAAGGTTGAGCAATGGCAACAAAAAATTCAGTTGTATAGAGACGCGGTTACAGACCCAGGAAATGGTATTTTACCTGTTTCTTCATCTTGGGCTAAAAAACATATTCTTGGATTTAGTGATGAAGAAATTAAATTAGATTTACAGCAACAACGTATTGAAAAAGCGGTTGCAGGTGAACTTGAAAAAACTTCTGAGGTTATTTCTAAAACAGGTATATTCGCAAACCTTGATAAGTTATACGGTAACAAACCTGGTGAGGGTGGAGATGCTGAAGGTGGAGAAACTACTGATGACGGAGGTATGGGCGATTTAGGTGGAGCACCACCAATGGGAGGAGGTGACTTAGGTGGAGATTTAGGTGGAGATTTAGGTGGAGATTTAGGTGGAGATTTAGGTGGTGGAGAAGAAGGTGGAGGTGAAGCGGCACCTGCAGAAGAACCTCCAGTTGAAAGATTTATAAGAAATAGAGATTTAGACTTATTAGTTGAGGATGACATAATTAAGGGTAAAAGTGTTTTAGACCTATCTAAAGGTAGACAATCTTTAGGTGAGATGGAGGATAAATTGAACGCATTACTAAAAGACTGATATTTATAAAATAAAATATCATGAATTCATTTGGATATATTAAAACAAAAATAGAAAAGGTCTTCTCAAAAGGTCACTATGACAAAGACTTTAAGAAAAATATTAAAGAATTCAAAAAGTATGTTTTAGACCAAAGACCAATTGCGGAAGCGTATTTTTTGTATGATGAGTTATCTTCACAAAAAGGTTTGAATGAAAATGTTGTGGACGATTATATTTCAGAGTCATTTGAACATTTAAAAACCATTATTGATACAAATAAAAAGAAAATCCAAGACTTAAGTGAATGGATTGATAGTATTCTTGGAGAAGGTGTAAACAATAATTACGAAGATATAGATAAACAAATCTATACCAAAAATGTTGTTAAAAACTTAGAATCTCTTATTGAGTCTAAACAAAGAATTAGAAAAAATCTTATGACTACAAAAGTAGTTAAAGAGAGTAGGTCCGTTAACTTACCTCTTTCTTCTATGTTAAAAATTGCAACCAATACCTTTAACAAAGAATTTGAAAATTTAAGTGAGTCAGAAAAGAAAGAGTTCAAACACTTAACATCATTAAAAGGTGAAAAGTTAACTGAGGAGATTAATAGAGTAAAAAGTTCTGTTTTAGAAAAATTATCAAATAACTTAAACGAGTCTAAAGAATCGGATTTAAAAGAAAAAATTCAAAAGACAATAGATAAAATAAATGAATCTGAAGTTTCTGTTATGTCCTTATATAAGTTAAGTCAGTTAGAAAAGGGTTTATAATGAGAAAATTTTTTATGTCCTTAATGGGGGATGTTGATGGTCAAAAATCGTCAAAAAGATTTATAACCCTCATAGCATTTCTTATGATGTGTGTCGCATTTATTGCCAACATATTCATGGACATACCGTTACAACAATTTGTATGGGATGGTATGATGTACATCGTTTGGGCTGGCTTAGGTTTTACCACATTAGAAAAATTCTCCCGAAGTAGGGGAGCCGAAGAATAAAAAAGGGACTCATTCAGAGTCCCTTCTTTTTTTATCTTTATATATTGCTTTCTTTTTTTTCTCTCTGTTTTTTTCAGAGTCTTTAGTGTACTGTTCACCATCTCTTATTTTTTCAAGTTGTTTGGTTTTATAAACCTTAAACTTATATTGTTTAAGAGCCGACTCTATATTTTTCTTTTTTACTTTTACTATTAGCATAAATTATTTCTCCTTATTATAAATATGACTTTTTTTGACATAAGTATAATATTATACTATATTTTCTTTAAATCAATAAACTTTAAATAAGATGGGATTACATGAAGAAGGGAAAAACGTCACAATTAAAACTATTCAGTGACGCAAAGTGCCACTACGGAACAGTAGATGCAAAAAATTTAAAAACAATATACATAGTTTTACAATCTTGGGTAGAACCCATAAAAGATTTTGAAAATTGGGATAGAGCAACAGGAACCATGGAAAGAAATATTAAACATATTCTTTTGGAAGTTGTTGACCCCCTAATATTTGAGAAACACAATATAGTAGATTTGGACTTGAGGAGTAGCGGAATACAAAAAGGAAAAAGAAGCTTTATGAATTTAGAGATAACATTATATCTTAAAAATCATATAGATTTTAAATCACCAATATTAAGAGACAGAGTCAAAAATATCATTTCATCAGTATATACCGATTGTTTAAAAGGAATTAAATACTTCAAAGTACACAAGAGTAAATCGTCAAAAGAAGTGGTCTGATATATTTATAAAGAAAAAACATGAAAATATTAGGACCAAACGATATCGGTAAGGGTATTTTAGTAGAATGGGATGCGGGGACAATAAATCCACATGATAGTCGTAATGCAGAGATAATAAGAGAGTCATATGGTCAGTTAGACCATTCTAAACCTTTTGAGTTTTATGCAACTCTTCAGAAATATGATACACCAAATAGAAATGGTAGAGTATATCCTGAAAAGATTTTAAGGAGAGAGGCGGATGTGTATAGAAAGGCAATTGAAAAAGGTTTATCTATATCAGAACTTAATCACCCTGAATCGTCATTAATTGATTTGGATAGAGTATCTCACCTTATTACTGAAATATGGTGGGAAGGTAATACTCTTATGGGTAAGATTAAATTATTGACCTCTCCAGGTTTTCATGAAAGAGGTGTGGTATCGTGTCCTGGTGACCAAGCAGCAAACCTAATGAGACAAGGTGTCACTATGGGTGTTTCTTCTCGTGGTGTAGGTTCATTGGTAAAGAAGGGGGAAAGAAACGAAGTTCAGGACGACTTTGAGTTAATCTGTTTTGACTTGGTTTCATCTCCGTCAACACCAGGGGCGTACCTATTTTTAAATAAAGATGATAAAAATAGATATGAAGAAAACCTTGAAGAAGAAACTAATATGAGAGCACAAGAACCAAGAATTGATGGTGGATTAGGTAGAAGTGTTGACTTAATGAAAAAATTATCCG